GTTGCATAAGCTGTTCGAGCTGCTGACGCTGTTGGTTTAGGCCGTTATAGGCTTCTTCCGCTTGCTTCCGCGACTCTGCTGCTTGCTTCATGCCCTTCTGAATATATTGCTGGCCTGAGTAGTCTCGCTTTAGATCGTCTAGAGTTACTTCTACATTTTCACCATCAACCTTAATGGAGAATGTATTAGGCTCAACCTGATCGGCGGTTTCTTCGTCCGATGCTAAATATTCTTCTTCTTCCTCACCTTCGTCTTCGTCTTCATCATCTTCAGCATACTCTTCTTCGTCTGCTTCTTCTGATTCATCGTCAACTTCGGCTTCTTCAACCTCGGTTTCTTCTACCTCTTCCACTTCGGTTTCGGTAGTTTCTACTTCGGCTGTTTCTGACTCTACTGGAGTCAATAACGCCTCAACTGCACTTTCCATGCTTACTGGGTTAGTCGTTTCCACGGTGCTATCCTATTTGTTGCGTTTTTCTTGCATAACCTCATTAGTTATCGCACTTTTGAGAATATGCTCAAACTGGTTTAATGCCTGCGTCATTGCATAAGCATCTTCTCTGGCTTCCGTATCGGCTTTACCAGATTTAAGGAACTTTTTTACCTGTTCCTGTCGGATTATATCAAATACTGTAGTAAAAGTATCATCTTTGAGTAAATACTCGGCTTGTGCCTTTTGGATCATTGTACGCTACCTGTGCGTGGAACTTCTTGCATAGCCCTTACACGCTCAACATCTACCGCTGTACCATACTGTCCTAGTATCTTAGCAGCGTGAATTAGTAGCTCTTGGCTCATCTTATCACGGCTTAGGTCATCACCAGCCTGCAACTCACGATATTGTAGTTGTAGCGCCTGCAACTCACGACCTTGCGTAGATTGCATTTCAGCAGCCTTAACCTGCATAGTAGCTTGAGCCTTAATTTGGTCAGCCTGCATCTTGCCTTGCATACGCATCTGGTCGCTTTGCATCTTAGCTTGAGCTTTGATCTGTTCAGCCTCAACAAGAGCTTGGGCCATTGGATCGCCTTGCTCACCAGCTTGTGCTGCCTGCTGTGCTTCTTGCTCTTGGATCTGAGCCATTAACTGCTGTTCAGTCTCTGGAGTCATAGGTGCATAATAGCGGTCAGCATTCTTAAACCCACTTAGGGCTAACGTGTCTGCTAAGGTATTACGCATCTGTGTCATGCTTACTAATCCGTTAGTAGGGCCATAATTCTGCCAAATCTGCTGTTGTGTAGCAAATGTTTGCATTAATGCGGCTGCTTTAACGTCTTCTTGACCTGTTCCTAGACCTACATTTATCTCCATATCCATGTCAATATCCCAAACACTTGGGTCTACTGGTACGAATTGGCCGTTCAGACGCATCATTTGCTCGTCTGGGGAGTTTTTAACCGCTACGTGTAACATTAGTTGGAATAATCGCTTAGTACCTTCAGCGAGGTTTCTAGCCATCACTTCGACCTGTCCAGCACTAGCTTGTGCAGTCAATGCTGCGGCTGTTGCTGAGGTATTCTGAAGCATATCAGCGTTAACGCCCATACTCATCTTACTAATGCCTGTTTTCTCTTCAACAAGCATATCTAGGTACTGTAGTGCTGGTAGTGTTGCACCAGCTACGAATGGAACCGTTAGAGGGTTAACTGAGCCAATTTGCTCTGAACGGATGATTGCTCCAATCTCGTTATTAAGCACATCGTCCATCTCAACCATATCTTCGTTAACTTCAAGCCTAGGCGTGTTAACAAGAGCTACGTTGTCTAGTATACCTCGTAGTACGCTAGTGGTTGTGTCTTGGTCATTCATTACCAATTCAGCTAGTGAGCGACCATAGAATGCGTGTGGCTCTGGATCTACGTGGAAGTCAGCAAAAGGTACTTTATCCCACGGTTCCATGTCCAATACTTCATATTCAGTGCCGCCACATAAGAACTTATGTAATGTGGGTATGCCATCACCTTCTAGGTCGATACGCATATAGGCTTCTGTGAGTAAAACACTACGCATAGATGGGTCGTTAGATAGCCCTTCAGTATTGTCGATTGACTCGCCAAAACGTAGGATCTTCTCTTCATCACCAATTAATGAGTCATCATCAACGCCAGATAGGTTGTCTACTACTTCTTTATCGAAGCCCATTGCCACTAGATCGCCTGCGCGTTTCTCGCTACGGTGACATACAATGTAGGCGTCATCAATTGACTTAGCTGAACCATCAATGAAGAATTCTTCTGGAGGGATGCCCTCAATGACCATTTCACCTTCTTCAAACTTGTGTGAAATAACCATACTATGAGTGTTGTTTTCAACTTGAAAGCCGTTTTCATCAACCTCAATTTCAACTTCTTGAGAATGCTCTACGACTTCTACGCCATCTTTACTGACTAAAATCTGTACTTCATCGTCAGATAGGTTTTCGTAGGTGTATGTCTTGGCGATGGTTTCTGTATTCCACCATACCTTAGTCATACCAACCTTCTTAACTAAAGCATCATGTATGGCGTTACTTAGAACCTTATAGCCATTAGCTTTGTTAAATACCCAGTGCGTATAGGCTGTGGCTTGTTCTGCGTTAGCTACGTCTTCTGGGCCTTTAGGGGTGAATTCAACGAACTTATTGTTAGACATAAAGATACGCATAAGGCTAGGTTTAGCACCACGTACTACATCACGAACCTTAGTCGATACTACCTTAGAGCGACCTTCTTCATGCTCTAGGTCTACTTTTCCATCAAAGTACCGTTGTGCGCGTTCACGCTGACCAGTAACATCGCTATCAACGTAATCAATCGCTGCTTGTATTGCGTCATGGATTGCGCTTTGAATTTCGTCTTTCGACATTTTATCTGACATTACCGTTGTTCCTTTGGCTGTTGTGACTGATACACCAAGTTTAAAGCCTGACCTACATTAACGTCTGGAGCCATGCCTAGCAAACCCTGTGTTGCTCTACTTAACTGTCCTGCCTTAAATGCGGCTTCTCCAACGAATCTTGGTGATGATGCTGCGACATTAGCCATCATAAGCGGAATACCGCCTACACTATTAGCCACAAAAGCTGTTGGTAGCGCAGTAGCTCCCTGAATTCCTCTAGGCATAAAGTTGCTTAATGAGCTGCCAGCAGCCATAGGAACTACATTACTTCCACCAGCACTGTCTAGATTGTCAGCTAATTGCTTCTTCATTCCGAAGCCAGTATTAACATTATCCCTAACTGTTTGCTGTAATGACCTAACAGCAGACTCTATATTAGCCTTATCACCTAGCTTAAATGCCTTTTCTAGCTGCTCTACTAAGCTAGCCTGTGACGCATAATCTTTCATCATTGATGCGTAGCTTGGCGCTTGAGCTTTAATCTCTTTATCAATACCGTTTCTTATTTGGTTAACTGCAAGCCTAGCTTGGCTGCCGTATTCCTGCTTTTCAACGATAGAGTATACTTGTTGTTTTAGTTGGTCAATATCTACTGGAGTGTGATACTCTTTAGGATCGCTTGCTTTCCAGTTATTAACAAGCTCTTGCGCTTTAAGAACAGCGGTATGGCCTGCTTCATTTATGATTTTACCCTTATGAGTAACCATATTTAAGGCTTTAGCTACCGCCTTATCAATGCCATTAAAGTTAAGGATCTTATCGTTAACAGCTAATGCTGCTTGATTTTCTCTATATTTAGCGTTCTTTGCCATCTTCATCTTCAGCAATGCTTCTTTTGCTTCTTTGAGAATGGTAAGGATTGGGATATTGCCACGCATAGCTCCAGCGAATGCTTCGGCTGATTTTCCACCAGCAGCACCAGATTTGTATGCCTGACTAACAGCGTCTGCACCAGCACCACTAGCAGTACCAGTAATAAACTTAGCAGCAGCAGAAGTTCCGCTACCAGCAGTAGCAACGCCTTTTCCTACAAGCGTAACAGGGTCAACATAAGAGGCTGTTTTAGTCATCGCTGAGGTGGCTTTAGCAGGTAGACCAAGCTTAGTACCAACACCAGCACCAGCGGTAAGCACTGTAGCAGCATCAGCCATAACAGACGCAGGGTCATTAGCTACAGCTTCTTTTAAGCCTGCAACTGAGCCATAGCGTTTCGC